AAACTACCACCCGACCTAGCGTTGCACAGCCTTACATGAGTACCGACACAGGTGCAAAACTACCAATTTTCCCATTCCCACTCACTATGATTTACGAGTTGGCAGACAATATTGATGCTTTAAGAATACCTATTGAGACACTCAACCGTGAAATGTTCAAGAACGGATTCGAGGTTGTAGAGAAATGGAAGTACAAATGCAACAACTGTAGCAAGGAATTCCAATATGCACCTACCCCAGACAACCCTGACGAGCAGCCATTTGAAGCAAATGGAGACAATTCGAACAGAGCACATCCACGAAAAACAAACAAGGCTACGTCGATAAAGCATTTGGTTTGTGACACATGCGGAAGCAATGACCTGCTCAGACCAGTGCCAGAACACAGAAAGACCTTGGAAGACTTGATGAACGAGCCAGTAAATTCCAACCAGCAGACACTTGAAGATGTAGCACGTCAGTTGGAACGTGACTTTGAAATCGCAGACAACGCATATTTGCTTTTGCTTAAAAATTACAAGATAGACGATACTACTGGAAAGATAGACGATGATAAAACAATTATAAAAGAGATGCTAAGAATCGAGCCACCACAGGTGGCAATGATTGCTGACAGTGACGGAAGAATTGGCTATGACGACAAGCGAAACAAGATTTGGGTTTGCCCTAGATTTGAGCACAGGGATGCACGACTTACCACCCCAAAATGTGACAGGTGTGGAGCAGAGGCACTAAAGGCAGTTATCGAGGTTAACTCAGTTTATTCTATCGGCATTCCACAACCTAAGCGTGTCATCTATGGAGAGGGCGAGGTTATCTGGAAGGCAGGAAAGTACAAGCCAAACCTGCTTTATGGATTTTCACCTATCTATTCCGTATGGTCAAAGGCTATGTCCCTCTCACACATGGACGAGTATATCAGAAAGTACTTTGACAAGATGAGACCTCCACGAGGAATGCTGGTCATATCCTCAAGAAACTATGACACGTTCAAAAAGTCATGGGACGTACTTGAACAGAAAGCACAGGAAGATCCTTACATGATACATCCTCTCTTGGTAGAGAATGACAAGGGTGGAAAGAACCCTGCACAGTGGCTGGACTTTACTGGTTCACTCAAGGAACTTGAATTTATAGCAGTAAGACAGGAATTGAGACAGATCATAGGTGCTATCTATGGCGTACTGCCATTCTATTACGGTGAAACCCCTGCTGGATGGAGTCAGGAAGGACTACAAGTTACAATTACAAACCGTGCTGTTCTATGGGGACAGGACACATTAAAGAAGGCATTCTTTAGCAAGATTTCAAAGATGCTAAACATTGACGATTGGGAATTACAATTAAAGACTGGTGAAGAAGCAGACAAGTTGAGAGACTTGCAGACTGACGGAACTGAAATACAGAACATGATGATGCTTCAACAGATGGGCTTTGAAATTACAAGAACCCACACAGGTGAGTTCAAGGTAAGCAAGAATACTGCAATGACTCCAGAACTAATGTTTGGTGTAGGTGCAATAAACGGAAACATGAACGGTGCAGGTAAGGGAACACCAGCCCCACAAGAAAAGACACAGGCATTTGAAGGAGAACCACAAAACTCACGACCTAGTGATGTTGGTGGTACTGGACAGGGTAGCCCTACAAGTGGAAGTTCCATGAGCAAAAAGTCCGCATATCCAAAGGGAATCAATCCTTCAAACTTTCAAGTTGTAAAAAATACTTTGCAGACCGCGATCGACTTTGACTGGAAAAAGACAAAGACGGTTGACGAGTTGAGAAAGGCAACTGGCATGACGGTAAGAGATGCAAGGGACATCGTAACCAACGAATTTTCAGATATCAGGAGATGGGAGGATGAGTAAGGTATATTGCACTAAAAAGGTAAGTTTTTATGTTAAAAAGACGGATGAGGACGAGGAAGATGACTAAAACCACCACGACACTTGTCTACACCAGATGCAATCTTTGCGACAGTCCCAAAATTCATTGGAAGGACAAGGAAGACGAGAATCATCTGTGCAAAAAATGTATGGAAAGTGAAAATGACAGCGTGTTTGAGAACGGAGACTACAGTTGACCAAAAGATTTCACAAGTGCGACGAAACTTGCAAGGTAAATCACAAGCCAGTTAAAAAAATTAATACAAAAACCACGTTAAAAATGAAACCAGAGGTCGTAAACGTCTATAAACTTTCTCCAAAGACGGACAACATGATAGAAATCATTCACATCGTGGATGAAATAAACAATTCAATCGAAACAAACAAAGTTTTAGAGAAAACACTTATAACATTAAGGAAATTACAAAAAGACATTGCCTGAAAAGTTAGAAACTAACGAAAACGCAAACGACATGACAAAAAAGCTTTGGGAAAAGCACCAAGCCGATGAATTTACTGCCGTAAACAACTACAAGGAGGGCGTATGCCTTGGATGTATGAAGGTAGACCGTGCAGCGGCAACCATTGCTGACATTTGCGGTGATTGTGCTGGAAAAAAAGGTCGTGAACCTCTGCTGGCAAAGGTTTGTGACAAATATTACGGTCTTTGCTTCTTTTGCAGCAAGTACAAGTTCAACATTGAGCAGGTAAACGGCAGATTTTGCAACACATGTCACTCTAGAATTGCAAAAATTACCAAGGAATACAACAAAAAAGGTGGTTTTATGAAGACCGATCCGTTTTGGATAAGCATGCGTAAAAAGCACGGAAAGGACTGGAAACAGATAATGGGCGGCTATAGAAAGTCTAATCGGAAGTAATTTTTGTCAACGAATTTCTAAATTCTGCCCACTCAACCAAGTTGGGAACCCTAAGATTCTCCTCTATCTGTGCAAGCAGTTCGTTTGTCTTGGAAAGTTTTTCATCAATCTTTTCTAGTCTTTCCTCTACCTCTCCCAGTACAAAGTCAAACTTCATTCCTTGTCCTCCAAGATAAATATCATGCGATCGTTCTTAAAGTCATAGTATCGTTTATCGTAATCAATATTGCATTTTCCTTCACTTATTCCGAAATATCTACCCACTCTCATACTTAGCAGCGGCTTTCTCAGAAATCTTGGAAAGAACTCCAATTGATTTCTTTTCTCATTGTATCTAATTTTTCCATGAGTTACCAGCTTCTCGTCACCTTCCACGTATTCTTTTGCATTGTCCTTTCTGAAATGAACGATGCTTCTGTCCATTCTTGGCTGTTCCTTCATGTCGTTTGAATTTGTTACGACCCACAGTCTCTGTCCTTTAACATACAGGTCTATGAGAGGCATCTTATATTCAACATCATCCATATGTTCCCTGTAAACAGCCTTAAACATGCGGTCACTGTCAAATATGTATATTGATGTAGCCATGTCATATATGCAACAATACTTATTTATAAAGCCTTGTTAACGCTTTAACATGGATGAAAAATGCAAAAAGTGTAAAATAATAAAATATGGCTACACTGACGGCATTCATTCTATTTTCATATGCTTCAAATGTGGAAGATATGACGGCATAAGTGGTGGTGATGAGTCATTTATTGACCAGATAAATGAAGATCCTATGATGTTACTAGCAATGATTAAGGACAAAAAACTAAATCCAATAAGTTAATTTATATACTTTACTACATACGTATTTACATGGAAATATTGTCTGGCTTGTTTGAACCTATATTGTTAACCGTATTGATAGCAACAGGTGGGGGTATATTTGGCTTCTTTAGACGAATCAGTTCAACACAGAAGAAACTGTGCAACGACATAACAAAATTACAAAAAACCATAGTCATTCTGGCAAAAGCAGTTGACAGACAGACAAACAGGTCACATCCTGACAGTAACAGTGATTTAGATGATTTGGTCAAAGAACTATTGGAATAGGCGTAATATCAACGACAAACCTTAAATAATAACATTTATGGAATGTTGAGTATGATTGATCCATTGTTAATCGCAACACTCTCCGTAATTGGAGGAGCAATCTTGAATACGTTTAGAGGATTTTTAGGATCTTCTGAATCTACATACGACATCAAAAAATTCTTTGGTGCTCTTATTGTAGCAGTATTTGCAGGTATTGCAGTTGCACAAACCTTGAGTCTAGCAGGTCTAGGAATCGTAGAAACCGTATTAATCGGTCTGTCTGTCGGTTTCTCAGTAGATTACGCTGTCTCAAAAGCCAAGAAACCTCAGTAAGCACTTTTTTAAAACCTTACTTTTTCCCTCTTTTTATCTAAAAAACTTTATAAGTAATGCAAATGTCCATATTTATATATGGTAAGCGAACATTTTTTTAACGAATTCATTACGAAAGATCTGCATCCAATAGGAGGAGATCAACGATTCTTTGAAGGTTATCTTACTGTTCAGGTTAAAGACAAGCAGGGAGAGATTACCATTGTTGACGAACTAATCAAGGTTCTTCCGATTTGGATGGACAGGGGAGCACCAATCAGTGACACTCACAGTAACAGAATTATAGGAAAAGGTATCAGTTATGCTAAAGTAGATTACAAAACTAAAGATGGTGGCACATTGCCAGCAATTAAGATTACAGGTAAAATACACAAAGATTACCATTTAGACAATGAAATTTGGGATAAAATCAAGAGTGGAGAGTACAAAGGACTTTCATTTGGTGGGGCTACAAAGGCAAATAGAACACCAAAAATATTAAAAGATGGAAGTGTAGCATATGAATTAAAGTCATTAGAGCACTATGAGGTCGCTGTTTGCAAAGATCCAGCAGTCCCATTAGCTCTAATTACTGATTATAATCCACTCGCAAAAGCCATGACTGACAACATTGAAGTTAGGGAAGACGGTAAAATGGTAATTAAATGTGATAAATTTGGATGTACAGTTGATAAATCTGAAGACTTTTCAAACGCAGACGGTGACAGACCTAATACGTATAACAATGATTCTGAAAAATCATCAAACAGGGAATCAAGCCCAGTAGATGACGATGATGATGCTAATATTGAAAAAGAAAAAGAAGAGGAAGAAGAAGTTAAAAAAGCAAAAGGAGATTATTGTCCTAACTGTGGAAAACATAAAAAACTTGGTGTTGCAGATAATGGAAGGGACATGGGTGATATGACATCTTTGGGAGGAGCCTGTCCTAATTGTGGTGATGGTTTTAAAGATCCAAGAAAAGAAGAAGATGTAACAAAAGATGCAAATTTACACTATGGTGGTGTAAGACACAGTGGAAAAGAATATAATAATGGTGCAGAATCAGCACAGGTTACAGAAGTAAAAGAGGAAGAGTCTACTAAAAAATCTGGCATTCAAACAGAAGAAGGTAATAATCAACTAGGTGGACAAGGTGTTCCAAAAGAGAAAGAAGATGATGATAAAAAGGATAAAGATAGCGAAAACTATATAAACTCGGGAAAGGAAGAATCTGATAAGGATATGGACAAAGATACTTCCACAAATTCAAAAACTGAAGAAGAGAAATCTTCCGAAGAAGAAGAAAAGAAAGACAACGAAGTAGAAAAATCTGATTTCCAAGAAGCAATCAAATCCAACATCAGTACACTAACTGACGTTATAAAGTCACTCGCAGAAACTCAAAAAGACGTTAGTTCTACACTAGTAGGTATTGATGACAGATTGAAAGCATTGGAAACCCCAACCGACTTACCGTTGAAACCAAGTGTTTCAGCAACCGAAGACGTTGGTGCAAAGGTTACTGTCCCAGATACATACCAATCTAATTCTGTGCAAGCAGGACTAGACGACGATAAATCTGGTGAAGATAAACCAAAATCAGACCCTAGTGGACTGAAAATGCA